AAGGCGAGTTGATAGCCCCGCACAAGTTATTCTGGTTGAATGAGGACGGAACGCTAGGAGAACGGGAAATGCTTATAGGAAAGAAGCAGGAAACTAGGTATTGGGATACTAACGCGCTAGGATTTTTAGGCGGATACGCCGGAAGCGGGACGAAGTTAAGCGGGCTTGGTTATGACGCATACGAAAACGATGATGATGTTTATGACATTGTAGATGACGAAGATTACCAGGTATTGAAAGACGAAAGAAATGATGTACAAAAAATGATGCGCCGTGCGCTGGTAGAAAGCAATTATGAAAAAGAAGAAAGTCTAAAAGCGGAGCTTAATTTTTTGAATTATAAAATGGAACTCTACGAAAATGAAAAAAGATACAATAAGTTATGAGCCGATAGAAGAAGTTACGCCGGAGGAAATGGGAGTATTTATGAGAGTTTTGCGAAGGTTAAGCGATACGGAAAATGAAGCACTGAGAAGCGTGGCTAAAAGCCTTTTTAACCTTATGGCGCGGTACTTGTACCGATAAACTTGCAAGCGGACTTGCAAGCGGACAAAAAAAGCATAGTATAGCAGTATAGGATACTTTTTGATGTTAGTGGACGCTATCACCTAAAAAACGATAGTGGACGCTAACCGAAGAAAGCCGACATACCCAGTTATGAACGGCTTTTTTTGGTACTTGTCAATACCCCATTTTGCAGAAAAAGTCAATATAGAGGGGATATGGGATATTATATAGATAGATAGATACAGCAAGGCACGGCAACGGATTTTTAAAAATTAATATGTTATAATTAAAATATAAATATGCGGACAGTAAAAATAGCAGGCGACTGGCTACTTGTGAATTTTCCTTACGATGCGAAGGTCGTGGGGGGGGTTAAGGAAATTCCGGGAAGAGTTTACGACCCGGTCGGCAAGCTATGGAAAGTACCAATAAGATTTTTAAGCCAAGCGCGGGAGCGGTTGGCAACTTTCGGTTTCATATGGGACGAAAAGCTGATGGATATATCAAGTAGGGAAAAAATAACTTCTATTAAGTCCAAATTACCCCTGTATAATTTTCAAAAAGAGGGAGTTTTGTTCATTTTGAATAATGAGAACATATTGTTGGGCGATGAGCCGGGCCTCGGGAAAACAATCCAGGCGCTTGCCGCGATTCAGGATTTAAAATGTGAAAAAGTTTTATGGGTTACGATGAAGTCGTTGGTTTATAATGCCGAGGCGGAGATTAAAAAATGGATGCCTGAAGCAAAGATTACTATCGTGGACGGCGACAACAGAATGGAAAAATATAAAGAAGATTCCCGGTTCTATATTTTAAATTATGAAAAAGTCAGGACCGACGTAGAAGTTCTCCGGCACTTCGTCTGGGATATGCGGGTAATGGATGAAGTTACGAAGATACAGAATCCTAGGGCTAAGGTTTCTAAGGCTATGAAATTAATTAATGCCAAGAGAAATATAGCTATGACGGGTACGCCGATTTCGAACACGCCGGCCGATCTCTGGAATGTAATGGATACGATTGTCCCCGGACTGTTAGGCAGCTGGTGGCAGTTCATTGCCAGATATACCAACTTGGATTATTTCGGCCATGTGGAAAGTTATAAGAACTTGGATTTTCTGCAGAAGGTTATTGCTCCGTATTTTTTCCGGCGCCTGAAGAGAGATGTGCTGAAAGAATTGCCGGAGAGAGTGGTTGAAGATATTGTTTTTGAATTGAGCAAAACCGAACGCAAGATATATGATGCTATCAAGAAAGAAATTCTGGCTTACATCAGCCAGTTAGAATTAAGCAAGGTAGATTGGGGCACGCTGAATAATACACTTGTGAAATTAGTCAGGCTTAGGCAGTGCACCGGGCATCTTCTTTTGGTCGGCGACACGGATGAGTCCAGCAAGATGTCTGCTCTCATGGAATTGCTTGAGACTTTGCCGAAGAATACGATAGTGTTCACGCAGTTTGCGAAGATGGCTAATATTCTGCATAAGAATATCAAGGGCTCTTTGCTTATGACCGGAGATACCAAGAGTCAGGATAGGCAGTTTATAGTGGATAAATTCAACAAAGCAGGCCAAAACACGCTAGTTACGACAGAAGTCGGTGGTATGGGCTTAAACCTGCAAACAGCGTCAAATATCGTCAATTATGACTTGCCGTGGAGTATCGCTAAGTTTGAGCAGCGGATCGGACGCATCGAACGCATTGGCGCGGAGGGCGACAAGATAACTGTGTTTAATTTGATAGCTAAGGATACGGTGGATGAGCTTGTGAAAGCCACACTGGAAGGCAAAATGAAAACAGCTGAAGAGATGTTCGGAGAGATTAAGAAGATTTTGAGTTAATTTTTTTACCCCAAGTATCGGTCGTTTGCCCACTTATCTCTTAGTTTTTTAGGAGTGTTGTTCATTGGTTTCTTCTTAGGGGGGTATCTTTAATTGCTTGTAAAATCTCCATCGCTACTTGGGGGACGATAGAATTTCCGAGAGATTTGATTCGTTCAGCATCGTGTAGTTTTCTGGGTAGCCCATCAAGTATTCCAAAAGATTCGGGCAAAGTCTTTTTCCCGTCTTCTTTGCGTATTGTTCGGCTAGATTCCCATTGGGGTGTTTGTCGAATCGTTTGGCGAGTGATTTGGCTGAAAATGATGCTCTCTTGCTTCCGTCCGAAGCCGATGGGGTAAGCCACAACGAAGCATCGCTTCCTAAGGTGTGGGGCGCCCACATAAGCGGCAGAAATAATTTCCCATTCCGCATCGTACCCGATTGCGTGCAAATCTCGTAAGACAGTTCGGAGTCCTTTTTTGACGAGTGCTGGGACGTTTTCAATGACCACGAACTTGGGCTTTGTTGCCTTGATAATCCTTGCCATTTCCGTCCAGAGACCACTTCTTTTTCCCCGGATTCCTTGTTCAATAAACTCTCCTTGGGTAGTCCAGGAACGGGCGTTACTGATGTCTTGGCAGGGGAATCCTCCTGTAATAATGTCGGTTGGGTCGGTTGGACTAAAGGCTGTGATGTCACCAAAGATTTCCGCTTCCGGCCAGTGCTTTTTGAGGACGGCTTGTGCAAATGGCTCGTTATCGCAGAAGATGTGTTCGTTTTTTTCTTCATAAAATATGTTATCTATTGCTAAGGCGAATCCGCCAATTCCACTAAAGAGGTCTAGATGGTTCACTTTTGGTATGGGGTTAGGGGGTTCATAAGTTAATTTCCTTCTGAAGACGCTTGATTTTTTTCTCACGTTCCAGTTCCATCAATCTTCTCTTCGCCGCCAACGCTCCCAAGAATCCTTGAAAATCTTTTTCGTGTTCTTCTTTTGGGATATAAAGAGTTTCAAAAATATCCGGAAACATTAAATTCACATCTTTAGCGAATCTTACTATCCATGAGGCTTTATAATTATTGCCGGTTTCTTCAGCTCTAGCGTTATTGTAAGCGGCTATCTGAAATCTGTATTCGTCCCATATTCCTGAAGAGGTTTTAAAATCTCCTATGCAAAGCTCTCCGTTGATCTCGGCTTCAAAGTCTATTGTTCCGGCGTAGTCGTGAGCAAGAGAATAAATCTTCTTTTCGCTTTCCAGGAACTTTACTTTATATTCCTCAACCCATTGAAGAAAGTTATTTACAATTAATTTAAGTTTTTTGTGTTTCGGCACTTTTGGTTTCTGTCCTTTGATATAAGATTCAGCCCAAGCATGTGCTCTAGTGCCGACAGCGGCCGCGTCAGCCACGCGGATTCTATGTTGCTTCTTGGCTTCTTCAAAAAAGCCCGCCAGTTCTAACCCATCATATTTTTTATTCGGCTGAATGCACGCCGCAAGATATTCCAAGTCCAACTTTACTGCCCAGCCTATCAGCGCAGGCTTATCCAAAACGCCCGTGGCGGTTGTGCAACCTATAACTGGTTTCATTATTCCTCCGTCAACAGAAACGTAATAAAGATGCCGTTCGTGATTCATGTAAAGATGAACCCGGCCGTTGTATAAAACTATTTCTTCCATTGTATTCGTGCGTTTTTTCGTCACTTTAATTTTAATTATTCTTAGGCTCCCTTCCCCTCCCACCGCCGATGCCTCAACGGTGAGGGGGAACGGAGCCTAAGCTCCGTTAATAAACTATTCTGCCAACTCCTCTTCGGAATTGATCTCATCAGAAGCGGACATGGGGGCGTCCTTGAGATAAACTTTAATAAGTTTGAACTTATTCTTAGTGCCGGGTTTTGCTTTCCCCTCTTCCGCAAACGCCATCTTCACCAACTGGCCGAGTTTTGCTGTTTTCATTTTCTGGTCAATCACCTTACGCCCGAATACTGTCATTATCAAGCCGCTTGAAACTTGAATGTCGTAAATTTTCTGATCTTGGTTGTCTATTTTGCTTTTGACTGTGCGGATGTCCATCAGGATTCCTTCTACAGAATCGCCAACTTTTTCAAATTTCATCAATCCGCCTTGCACTTCGTCTTCGGCGCCAAATTGACTGTCGTCTTTAGTCTTTTTTGCCATTGTGATTATTCGTTATAGTCTAATAATTCTTGCTGAGGATCAACCGGAGTCTTTTCCATAAAGACTTCCTCAGCGTTTATTTCATTTACTGAATTATGCAATGAATATTTTTTAGGGCGTTTGCCTTCTGTTTTTAATATCATATCGCGTTCTAAAATTTTTAGAGCCTCTCTTATATAACTTGCCCCCAGTTTGCCGCTAAAATGTTCTACTATATCTGTAGTGGAAGAACCCGGATTATCTTGCACAAACGTTATTACCTCCGGCTTAAAATGACTTATTTTGGAATTTTTATCATCTTCCGTGTCATATAACCCGGCGTATTTAAAGTGAATGTAGTTATCGTCTTTTACAATTTTAACCTTGAATGAAGCAAGTTCTTCCTGCGCCCGCGCTTTAAACTGGTGCATGACTAGGGTTTTTTCTTCATCCAGTATCTTGATTTCCACAGCCAGTTGACAGTCCACGGAAGCCTTTATGTCCCCGGAACCGCGCATATTTTCTGCCGGGTCTTGCGGTTTAAACAGTCCCTGTTTCCTGTTATGGTGAGTAAATAGCACGGTTAAGCCTTCCTTTTGGAGTTTCTTCATCTGGTTAAACACCTTGTTCATTTCCGTAGCGGAGTTCTCGTCTGAATTATGAATACGGTTCAGAGAATCAAAGATGATGAATTTGATATTTTTTTCTTTGCATACCGCTAGAATATGGTTAATATCATCCTCATTGACTACTTTCAGGAGTTCCAGGTTATAGAAATAAATAGGCAACTTATCCAGCTTAGCCACAAGGTTTTCTTCTATCATCAGTTTAAGCCGTGACTGGATTATGCCTTCCCAATTTTCCTCATCTACTATCAGTACTCCGAAGTCGTCTTGCAAGACGTCAAATTCTTCAAAAACTTTTTGCTTTGCCGCGATTCTTAAAGCCATCTCCATTAATATCCATGTTTTAAAAGACCCGGAGGCGGCCGCCAATACAGTAATGCTATTTATCGGAATCAACTTGTCAACTAGCCACATGGTCGGAGGAATGTCCTGATTATACAAGTCCTTAATGGTTTTCGGTCCGTTATGCTTCTTGGCCGGGATTTCTTCATCATCTACTTCCCCGTCATTAGCTCTGCGAGCTAATTCTTTTTTCTTGATTGAATAGTAAATTGTTTTCAAATCTCTTTCAGGAAGAGGGGGGCTATTCTTGGAATTAAGATTGTGCATTGCCGGAGGTATAACCGTGTCCCATACCTTAACAGGATTCTTTTTCATCAGAAGCCCGACAAAGGAAGTCATATCAACGTTCCGGGTTCCGTGGTTAGATCCTTCAAGCGCCCCTTCCCACACCTTGGTTTCAGCCGGAACTTCGGGGATTCCCCTCGAAAGAAGTTCCAGCCACTTCGGTGATAGTTCTTGTGGGACCATAGATTCGGAAATCCATTTATAAGTTTTCCCGCTTGCGTGAATAGAAGGCGCGGAAACCACGAAGCCTCCGTCGGCCCTTACATCAATTTTCCACGGACTATCCTTACCGAAGATTCTTGCTTTGGTGGATATAATTCTATCTTTCGGATATTGATAGAAATAATGCCTTCCTTCTCCGCCTGTTTCAACCGTTGCTGTTTCCGGAAGCGGATAATATGAAATAAGTTTTTCTATATCTGTTCCTTTGTCTATATCAATGACTACAAGATTAGAAATCCGGCCGGTGACTATACCTATATTATACTGGTCGTCTTTAAACCATTCTTTCAGTTCTGCTTCAGTCGCCCGGCGTTTCTGAAATTCCGTCCAATTCACTATCGGGTGTTTGGAGTCTTTGTGAGCCGGGACTACGCTCCAGCCACTTGAAAGATATTTTAAAGCGTGTTCAAGCATTTTCGTATAGCCTACTCTTAATCTTTTTCATTTGGCTGAAATATTTATATGGGCTGATAAGGGCAGTTTCGTTCCAGTAGCCTTCAATAGCTTCCAGTAGCTCCGGAGTTTTTTCAAAAGTAAATTTAGCACGTCGTGGGTTGTGCTTTTCTACTTCTATAACAGGGAAATTGATAGAAAGATATATGAGTAAACCAAAGTCGGAAGTTTCATAATTTTCATAATTCATTTTATTCATATTTTTATGATTATTTTAATAATAAACTTTTTAAATAATATTGCAAGAAGAGTTATCCACAGGATATTTGACATGATATTTGACAGGTATATTATAAGAAATATATGAAAGAAAACCAAAAAAAACTAAGAAAACAACACATGGTTAATGCTTTTTCCCGTGGTCAAACATTACAACAAATTGGAAATAAATATGGTGTTACCAGGCAAAGGGTTTACCAAATAATAAATGATATTAACCCCAATGGTCCGCCTATCCCACCAAAATATCACAGGCATTTTACGCGGGCAAAAAGAAAATATTTAGGATTCCCTAATGTTAAGATAAAACTTGAAGGAGGGCGTGATTTTATAAGAGAGTTAATAAGAATAAGAGACCGTTATACTTGTCAAAAATGTAAGAAAAAATGGTTAAAAGGACGCAGAAGATTTGATGTTCATCATGCAGATAAAAAAGAAGAAGGAAAAAGCCATAATAAAAACTGTGTTAGCAGAGATAAAAAAATGCTAGATAGAATGATTACGTTATGTCATAAATGTCATTTTCAGTTAAAATGTGTACGAGAAAAAATAAGTAAAGGCCGAACACGTTGAATTATAAATAATAAAAATTAATATGCTTATAGAAAAATATGTCTGCGACTTCTGCCGGTCTATGAATATAGAACAAAAAGAGTTTGCGAACGAAGTGATCCTGACGGCAAATGATTCTACGGACCGCAACTGGCATGTTTGTCCGGAGTGTCTGCAAAAAGTAATTAACTATATTACCAGTAACTTGATAAAATGACCTTAGTCAAAACTCTTCAATCGGAACACGGCTACGCCCATCGCACTCATAAAGCAATGAAGAATAGGCGACATGTACCAAAATATGAAAGGGTTAAGGCGTTCAAAAGAAAAAAAGCGGAATTAAAAATTAACAGTTTAGAATAATATGAAGTGACTGGGATTCAAGCGAAGAAAACAAAATGACTAACGCCGAACTCCAATACCGCGCCAATACTTTAAGAGAAAAAATTGCGACGTATAAGTATCCGGCCGATGATACTCCTACGGAACGGGATAAAGATGAAATGGAGTATTGTGATTTAGTAAGGGAGATGATTAAAAGGAAATTGATATAACGGAGAAAGTAATTATTATTAACAAAATAGTTTATGGGAAAATACTTCAAAAAAGAAAGTGAATTAGACGAAGACTACAAGAATGTTTTTGCGGTTTTACGAGTTCGTGATATAGGTGAAGGTTTTCAGGTCGTAAAAGGCGGGAACATTGATAACAAAGGCAAGCTCAAACAGTTTGATATCATGGCTTATTGTGAAACGAAGGAAGAAGCCGAGGCATTATTGGAAACCCTTTGGAATATAGATTAACCCCCCCAAGCCTTTAATCGCTGAATAAATAAAATATAATGAGCCATTGAACATTAAAAACATGCAGGAGGATGGAGAGGGCAAATTGTTGGGAGGGAAGAACGCCTGACACGGAGCTAAAAATATAGATAGCCAACATATTCTGTAAACTTTAGCTCCCCCTCCCCGTCCTTCTGCACAAATTATCAAGGTAAATTAAAGGTTTCCTAAAAGTTCGGGTTAGTAAAACTTCGTAAAAAGTTAGATACCAGGAAAGTACGGATTTTCACATATATATTGGCTTTACCGTTACGCTCAATCGATAGAGCAAAAGCAATTAACATGGCGATTCCTGGTATGAATACAGTTACCTCTTGTATAGTTTACGCCATCAAGAGAATAACAACGCCAAACTAACATACAACTTAAGTATTCTGCAATAAAAGAACAGATTGCTTTTATTGCCCCGAACTCTTAGTAAATCTTACATAAATAAATATTAAATAATATCATAATATGACACAAACAAAACACACACAAATTCTTCAATCATTTATAGAATATTGCGAATCACACCCAGAAGAACGCTTTTGGCAAGCATTATGCAACTGGAGCGGTTGGGCATACCTAAGAGCCAGCATGAATGATATGCCAGGAGAAGATACATTCTTTTGGCCAGATGATAATCCAATAATAGAGATAGATAAATACCCCCCAGCCCTTTAATCGCTGAATAAATAAATATATGAAAAACAAAGAAGAATATAAAATAATGATTGAGGAGCAAATCCGCCACCAAATACAAGTAGAGTTTGATTCTAATAAGGGTAGATTCAGCGAAACCTTTATTGATTCAATAGTTGAGATTTGCCTAAACTTTTACACCCTCTCCCGTAACGAAACTTTAGAGCTTGTATTGGGGGAGATTGAGAAAATGGACACAGATTATTACAGGGGAGATTTTGTAGACAACCAGCCGTCACGAGAACCATTGCTTCGCCTCTCCTCTCTCCGAACTACGATAGAGGGATTAAAAGAGAAAAATATATGAAAATTGAACCCAATTACATAGATAGCGTGGTGCATTTACCTAGAGTCGCAACTAGATACAAAGCAGATGAAAGTAATTACGGCGGTTTTTGTCCACGCTGTTTTCAGACCGAAGAAGAATGTTCGCAAAAAGATTGTTTTGAAAGCCCCATATTAAAAGAAATTATCCACGAAGCCCTCCGCACCCAATTAGAGCTTATAAAGGAGAGTTTGCCGGAAGCATACCCAACAAGAGAGGGTGGCACAAAAGAAATGCCTTATACAGAATATACTACCGCACAACCAGCTCACAAAAGCGTTGAAATGTTTATTCAGATGGGGCACAACTCCTACCGCCAAACCTTCCTCTCCAACCTAAAAGACAAAAAGATAGAATTATGAAAACACTAAACAATTTAATAAAAGCCTGTAAATTCAATTATGTTAATAGTGATATTACTGAAAAACATTTTCCATTGAAAAAAATAAGAGGAAAGGTAAAGATTTTCAATTTTGACTATTTCATTTCTTCCGAAGACGCCATCAAAGAAATGGAAAAAGAAGGTTATCAACCTGCTAATGCTTATGAATTATTGGAATACGCCAAAAACGACTGGAATGAAAATGATTGGATTGTTGCTTTAGGCTCTACTTGGCAGGCCTCGCCCGGCAACCTCGCTGTGCTTGTGCTCCACAGCAGTTCCGGCGGGCGTGAGCTCCGCTTCGATTGTTTCGCTTGCAGGTGGGATCGCCCCTGTGTTTTTGCCGGCGTCCGCAAGTCCTTAGAAACTCAACCCCTTGGCTCTGCCTTGGAACTTGAACCCTTGGAAACTCGGCTCTTGGCACTTGAAGAAAAGTTTAGAAAGTTAAAAGAGATATTATGAAAAACCCACACAATAAAACCAATATGAAAAAGGCCGCAATTTTTGAAGCAGGATTTGAAGCAGGAAAAACTATGACCCCAAAACACATTAAGAAAAAACTTATAGAATGGGTAAAGGCGCATCCGTACTTGATGAAACGCGGGGACAGCAACGGGTGGTTTTACGCCCAACACCTGCTTGGTTATGCTCTAGGTTCACCCAAGTGGTATAACGAATTAGTAGAAGAAGTTTGGTTAAAATATAGAAAATAATATGTTTAAAGACACATCAGACGGTCAAACACATAGCCAAGATGGCGGTTGCGGAGAAAAAGAACACAATACTTTACACCCTGATTATTCTCACTGCTCTTCCTGCTCCGAACTCATTCATAAGGTCGGCGGAGAGGAACGGGGACACGAAGCAAATTGTGAGAGATTATTAGCCCCCCCCCTCCTCAAAGTGAGCTTAATTGAAAATATATGAAGAACCAAGTAATACAAGGAGATTGTTTAGAAATACTGCCCACAATAAAAGGGGATTTCGTTATCGTTACAGACCCGCCTTTTAACATTGGTTATCATTACGAAAATTATCACGACAAAATGGATGAGGATGAGTATTATTCTTGGCTTACAAAGGTTTTCGGTTTCGCCCCATTTGTTTGCATTCATTACCCCGAACAACTTTATAAATTATCGTGGGCGGTTGAAGAAATACCAGAACGAGTCGTGAGTTGGGTGTATAATTCAAATACAGCTAAACAGCACCGAGATATTGCTTTTTTTGGTATCAAGCCCGATTTCCGAAAACTAACACAGCCCTATAAAAATCCTACCGACAAGAGAATTGCTAAACGAATATCCGAGGGTAAGACAGCGAGAGGGTACGACTGGTGGAACATAAACCAAGTAAAAAATGTGTCCACAGATAAAACAAATCACCCGTGTCAAATGCCAGTAGAGATTATGGAGAATATAATTAAACTCATTCCCGAAGACAAAATTATAGTAGATCCATTCGCAGGTAGCGGAACAACAGGAGTGGCTTGCAAGAACCTAAACCGCAACTACATCCTCATAGAAAAAGAACCAGAGTATGTAGAGATTATTAAGAAACGATTACCCCCCCTCCTCAAAGGAGCTTAATTGAAAATATATGAAAGAAGAAAAGAAAAAAGAATATCAATTTACATTTTCTTATAATGAGGGAGGAAAAGAAATTGCCGTAACTATTAAAAGGCGAGGCAAGGTGGTTTCTTTGTCCCCGAAAGATTTTTCTGTTAGAGGAAGGGTTTTAATTCTAAATAGAAATCCCGATTATTATTTTAACCCCCTCCTCAAAGGAGTTAATTGAGGAAAATATATGAAAGAAGAAGGAACAATAGAAGAAATGGCAAGAATAGACAAAATACTTGAGCCAGAAGTGAACGCATATCTGAAAGCCTGCGATTTAAGCTATGCAAAGTATGGCGATATATTTCACGCAGAAGAGTTTCTCCCCCCCCAGAGATAACATTAACAAGTGATAAATAAAGAAATGAACTTGATGTGGATAGCGAGATTGACGAAATTTTAGAATAAGCGTATAATGAAAAATAGAGGCAAGAACAAAAGAAAATTCAATAATTTTTATACAAAAATAGATTTTTAACTTTTATTCAATGCCTCTAAAATTCTTGCATGGGGCAGGCTCCACGCCCTGGGTGACACGCTAGTACATATTTTTTTAGGAGGTGCAAACTTCCAAGCGAGAATATGGAAAATGTTCACTTGAAGATACAAAAAAACTCAATGAAAGTTGAGCTTTTTTGTTAAATTAATACACCCGTGAGGTTTTAGGAAAGTAACCTTTACCACGGGTGCAGAACAACCGAGTGACGGTCGGCCGGCCGTTCGCTAGTCTAGCTAGCTTGTCCCCGAAGATATGTTCTGATTACTTCGGGCGTGGCGCAGAATCCCGAAGAATCCTGCTACCTAAGCCTATATTACCATTTCCATGATAGGCGCTGTATTTAGATTGGTGGAGTCCAGTTCAGTCCTTATGCTTCTGCGGCATGAACTGTTGTTGCCATGAAGCACCACCAATCCTTTAATTATATAAAAAACCCTGTACAATGACAAGGTTATGCGGTGGTAACTGACTTATGGCACAGTGAGACCTTTTCGCTAGACTTGCTCGCCACCGCCCCGGCGCCTAGCTTAGCAGCTACTCTTGTATTATAACTCTTTTTCATATAAAATAATAGATAGAGAACCTTGTATGCCGAGTAAAACCTATAAAGCAGTTTAAGTTAATTTTTTCAATCTTCGACTTTCGGATTTCGTCTTTAAACATAATACACAAATGAACTCTCTCGGCTATATTTGTGTAGGCAAACGCGCTCTTGATTGAGCGCGTTTTGCTTTAGGTCATTTCAGGCTGTACCACACCTAATTATCGGAATTATTAGTCGGTCAAATAAGGGTATTAGCATAACCTTATTTTTTTGCTAATAATTATCGTAGCCGGTTTTATTCCCCATTATTCGCTACTTTTTTAAGAAATCCCACGAACCAGTTTTTATAAAGTTACGGCAATTAAGCCAATCATCGCTTCCATAATCTCTGACTACTTCAACGCTTCGCTTCACCTGATCTGTCCAAAGCTCTCTATTTAAGTCGGTTTTATAAATTTTGTTATAGTGTTTCCAAGATTTTTCCCACCATTGGAAAAGTCCGTGAGCCATGTAAATCTTTCCTCTAAAATCGCCCTTTGCATCGGGATTAAATCCTGATTCACAATCTGCGAGTTTTATCATAAAATCTCCATCTATTCCCGCAAGGTCGGAAAGAGAACGAATATAATTTTTAATCACATCTTCTTGTGAATCTTCCGAAGCCTCCGCTTTTTTAATTGCTCCCAAAACCTCTACCCATTGACTCACTGCCACTTGCAATCCGGAGAGCGTGTGGTGATAAGTTATTTTTTCCTCCATCACTTTCCCCGACGGCATTACATAGGTTTTTGCCAAACTCGGCAAAGGGATAAGCATAAACACAAAAAACAATATAATTTTTTGCATAGATTTTTAGTTAGATTAAATACTGCCGAGTATTTTGCCCTGCCGGTCGCTTGTGAACATCGCCCCTACATACGAGATAAACGATATTACCCCCCAATTAGCCATAGCCTTCAAAATTGATGCCCAATCCGCGCTAAATATGTCAAAACCAGGCGCTGATACGATTCCCGCCAAACCAACGAAAATAGCTATTAAAACGGCGTTAATTACGCCCCTTAAAAGGTCTTTCCCGCCTACTTTCCATAAATCATTCATTTGCTATGTAAATTTACGCTTATAAAGCCAATAGGTTGCCCTATACCCTTATTATACCACCTTTTGTATCTTATTTATCCACACTTCGGCATCTTCTTTAGCCGTGGGATAGGTGTTTTATTATATCTTTTAAATTTTTTAAAGTCATAGGGTATGACATTTTGTTTTTAAAATACCCACCTTCTATTGCTTCTTTGGGAATATGTAAAGTGTCTGTTCCTTTGTTAATTTTTAATAGCCATTCGCCGTTTGGGTCCTCTGGACAACCCCTATGGTTATACCTTGCCCCTTGATTTTCTAAATAATTATAAACCTCGTTCATGGCCTATTTTCAATCCTTTCTTTCCACAAGCGAGCATCTTCTTCCACACTTTCGTTCCAACTTTTAAAGTTCATTAGATGGCCGAAAAAAAGATGATGGTCGGAGCACAAGCAAATTAAATTATTTAAATCTAACTCCAGTTCAGGGTGCAAGTGAAAAACTTTTTTATGGTGAATTTGATTTGGGCTTAATAGTTTTCCTTTCTTCCCGCATACTTCGCAGGCAGGGTGTGATTTTAAATAAATTTTTCTAACCTCGTTCCACTTAGGAGAACGAAGTGCGCCAAAAGTTCTATCAGCAAAACCGAGTTTGTTTAAAGTCCGATACCGCAAATTTTGTAACCATTGAGGTTCTGAAAAAAGCGGAGGGTTCACAATTATATTGGCCGTATTCAAAACTGGCGCGATAGGAGCTACAGGAGCGATATGTTCGTTACACATTGAGATTATTTTCCCTACGCTAATTCTGCCAGGACACAATTTTAATTTCTTTATCTCGTTATGCCCGCAGATGTGAGTAGAGTCCATTGGTATATTAAATTTCCTAGAAAGTTCTTTTATAAGAAAAACATTTGATTCGTATTGGGCGGGAGTAATATCTTCATATTCTGAACCCTCGTTTTCTATGGAAATTGCCACCTCGTTAATCCTCGTTTTCGTCTGAAAACACCTTTTCGCTATGGGATTAGTCGGTAAAATAGGCGCACCGTTTTTATAAGATATTGAACCTGCCGCCCAACTGGTATCTTCGTCTTTTACGCACCGCCAGATTACACCGTCTTTTTTTATTATGTAATGCGCCGATACTTCGGACGCGGGGTTGGAGAAGTGTTGATAAGCTGATTCTGCGGTTACACCAGGAAGTGCGATTATATGAATTACGATAAGTTCCGGCGTATGGCCTCCCCGCCCTTTCTCAAAATTGGTAAATAAAAGTTTGTTAATTATTTGAGCCATTTAAAACAGATAAAACCATAAGTCAATAAGGAATCTGTACACCTTTTTTATTGCGATTAAGTAATGATTTCCACTTGCGTATTCTTGCTCTACGCTTTTGGGCTTTTTTTTTAGCACATATAACATAGGGAAATCTAGGCGAAAATCTTTTGAAAGTGTTTTTAACTGCGCCTCATAAGAGTCATAAATCACCGGCCTGTCTTTTTGGTCAAACGCCACTAGCACAACCCAATGGTTAGAATTACCAAACCTGATGTACTCTCCGTCTGCGTTTTGTTGCCAAGCACTTACGGCGCATCCAACGGGTGAGCGTTTTAGGGCAATTTTTAAGTCCGAGGGATTAACATATTCGTAACCTAGCTCAAATTCCTCCAACCACTTCGCACCCATATCAATTAAATTCTGCGGCACCTCCTTAAAGTATTCGTCTAAATTATCCACGAAAGGATATTTTTCTTCAGGAATAGTTCCTTGATGTCTTATGGTGTCGGCTACTTTTGGAGGAGTGTTTCCGCCCGTAGAAGGATCTGTGCCTGAAAGTTTTGAGATAAACCTGTCGGAATAATTAGGTTCAAAATCATATTGTAATTTGCATATCATCTCCAGCGCAGAAAGCGTACCAAACGAAACACAGCTTTGTGTTTCTATACTTTTTGATTGAGGTTCAAAAGTAGGAAGATATAATTTCCAATCACCGCTAGGGTTTATTTCAACGCTACCTAACTTTTTGCTTCCGAGAAAGAAGTCTGTGGGTTTTATTTCTGGTGCTTTGAAGCCGTAGTTTTTCATTTATCTAATTTACCTCTTATGTAAGCAACATCTGATTTAATATCTGAAATATCCTTTCTAATTTCACCCATTTCCTGGTTAGCAATACGGGCGTGTTCTTTGAGTTCATCTATTTGCGGTTGGTATCCATTTTCTTTTCCGTTAACTTTGATACCCCACTTAGCCAAGATAGGAGAAAGGATATAGTCTTTTCCAAAGAGCAACCCTACCAGTATTATTATTAACCATTCTGTGAAAGTGTTTGGCATGTCAATATATTATACCACATTTAATCACTTATGATAACGTTATCCTCATAACCCGCGACCACTGCCGGAGCGGCCGGAGCGCAAGTTACCGAAGCCGTTTCTCCTATGTCGTCTAATTGAACTGTTTCAGCATTGGCAGACACATCATATTTATATTGAGTAATTGTCGTATATGCGCTTGAAGCGACCCAATTAGAAAAACTCCCGCCTTTTTTCTTGGCTCTATATTTATCGTTCTGCGCCGCGTCATCAAACTCAAAATCAATTACTACCCACTCACCCGCTGAATAAGTGCCAAAGTTTTCATATGCCACGCCCGTGTTATAAACGGCTATATTGCCGCTCAAAAAACGCACATACATACCTGCAGGTTCTAAAATTATAGAATTTGCTTGCGTTGTCCCGCTCATATAAAGACAATAGCTTAACTGTCCCGATGATACGCCTGTGAGGTTTCTGCGATATTGCGCACCACTACTGCCGGTTTCTGCCGCCGCCAAACTTCCCTGCCCTCCTGCCGAAGCGGTCTCGGTTGTCATTGTTCCTGCATCCACAAACCAATTACCATTCCAACCTGAACCGCCAGCCCCACCATTCAAATTATTCCCAGCCGTATAATCAGTTGCAGAAAAATTATCTGTTGGTATCCAAGCACTTGGGTCAAGATTTCCGTATCCCGCTTTATCCCCAAACGCTTCAATAAAAAATTCTCCGTTCTCTCCTACTTTTGCCCTCGTCTTTACATTCGCTACAAAAACTTTTGTTTCTCCTTTCGCTAAAGGGAAAGATAAGGTTGTTCTATTTTTGGTTGCATCTTTGACAGACTTGGCCGGAGAAAATATCTCACGGCTTATTCCGTCCGTCACGCTCATTTTTTCCCACACTGTTTCCGTTACTGTTCTATCAGGCATAATATCTGTGCCTGTTGCTGTGATAGAGGTAAATCCAGGGATAATCACGTCTTTTGTACCCGTAAATAAGCGTATAGAGCCTAAATCGGTCTTTTCCCCAAAGGAAAGTATTAAGTTGATGTCCTGGTCGGTTTTAGAGGTATTTTTAACGGAAAAGTACACATCTACCGCGCCGAAGCCGTAATAATCGTGCTTGTCGGAGGAGATGATTAAATCTTCTCCCGTGTTGTCGTCCGTGAAAGTTAATTGAATAGGATTATTGGAAAGGTCTTGAATTGTTTGAACCACACCCAGAGGATGAGGGTTAAGCAAAGAACCGAGGAGAGCGATTATAGAAAGAAGTTTTGCCCAGAGGCTAGTCATTTAAAGTATATTTCACATGCGCTCTTAACAAAGTCGGCGCGCTGCTTGTAGCCCCGCTTCTTGTTATTTGCAAAGCTAAATCGTTCCCGCCGTTAATTGCCGATACTGCGAAACTTGTTGTGGAGGCCGTGGTCATTGTGCAAGCTAAATAAGATTGAAGCATAAAAGTTGAAGAAGCGTTCGGTTGGTTGCTTGGGCGTTTTTCCAGTTGAATTTCCGCCCGTCCATTATTCGTTGAGCAATTTACTTCTGTGATAGTTGCGTTTGAGGGAAATTGATATGAAGCTACCTGCGTAGAAGTTCCAAGAGAAGAAGAAGCGACATTGAAAGAAATTGTGCGGGTAAAAAGTTCCGCATCAGCGTCTATCGCTGTTCCGTTCATTGTCAAAGAGCGTCCTCCGAAAGAAGCGGGGAAAGTTACTGTTCCGTTATTTACTACTATTCCTCCCGACAAAGCAACAAGACCGGAAAAAGTTGTGGAAGCTGTCCAAGAATTTGAGTTAGCCAAATTTATATTCCAGTCTGTAATATTGGTACTACCGTCATAAGCAGTACCGCTCAAAGTCGCGCCAGGAGATAATTCTTGTAATGTTCCTCCGAGGTCTGTGCCTGAAATACCGGAGTTAGCAAGTGAAGCATTAGGTATGCAAGCGGAGCAGTTTATTGAGCCTCCCGTAATAGTGAGGCCAGAAGCGGAAGATAGGCCGCCAATAGAATTAACAGCTATCCCTCCTGCGAAAGTAGAAGTGGCGGTTGAGGAAGCGTTGATATTCCCACCAAAACTCGCGCGCCCGCTTACATTAAATAATCCTCCAATGGTTGTTGAAGCTGTTGCGATAAGACCTGCGAAAGTTGGCTGTGCCGTAGTCTTAACGCTTTGATTAAACCAATCACCAAGTGTAGGGTTTCCTGCCGCGCCTTGAAAGGTAAGCGTAGGAGAATAATTTCCAATATCAAGAGTAAGAATCTGCCACGCGCCTGCGGAAGTATTTGTAAATTGAATAGTCCCTCCATAAGCGGAAGTGGTGTCTTTTAGAGTAAGAGAGGAAAAGGCTTTAGCCGCGTTTCCTAGCGTAGCTCCTCCGTTTGTTATTGGTATGATATTGCTTCCAATTTGCAGGGTTGAATTTATAGTTGAAGAACCAGTGGTGTTAAATCCTGCCATATTAAGAATTGTCGTAGTCGCTGATTCTCCGGCTACGGGGTGTGTGAAAGCGTCCGGAAAAGTTATACCTGCGATAGCTGAATTAATTTCAGTTGTAGCATCTGTGCAAGACTCTACCGCTCCTGAAGCATTTACTCCTAAAGGATATTCTCCGGCGTTACAATTTGCTCCATTGGCGGCTAGGGCAGTCGCGGTACTTGCGTTTCCTATCACACCGCCGGTTACTGTAAGGGTTGAAGCAACAGTTGAAGAAGCGTTTGAAATAAATCCTCCCGTAAATCTCATTTCTGTTGAAGTCGCGGAAGTTCCCGTCACAACATGAGTAAAGGCATCATAATTTGGAATTGAAGTAACACATCCCGTGCAAGTAAGAGCAAGAGTATCGCCAAGCGATATAGTCGCCGCTCCGCCAAGAGGCGCGGCTGTAGTTACCGTAAAAGAAGAATTTGCAAGCTCGGCGTTACTGACTGAAGAATTAGGAAGTATTACATTTCCTCCGGTAACTTCCAGGCCCGAAGCCTTTAGACTTGTCGTGATTAAACCGCCGGAGAAAGTTGAGGTGGCCAAATTTCCAAGTATCGTAGTTGTGGCCGTGCTTCCCACTCCTAAAGCGGTGCCTATATCTAAACTGAAAGCTACGCTGGAACTGGCAGTAAGATGTCTTAACCACAGAGGAGTAGTTGTGGCTGAATTTAATACGCCAAAATTAGTCGGGTGAGACCATGCGTCGTAATCAGAACTACCGCCCGCCCCCGTAGCATCTGTACCGCAAATAAAAACCCCTGAACCATCAGTGTCCACAGTATTACAGTTCAAAAGAGTTGAAACCTTTAACCCTCCTCCCGTAATAGAAAGCCCGCCTGCTATCGTAGAAGTTGCTGAAGTTGAAGATGCGCGAAAAGTATTAAACCTTGCTTCGTCTAAGAGGAAAAGAGGAGAAGTCGTACCTTGTGAGTTACCTGTATTAAAAGTGCGCTCCCAGGGGACAACCGTACTAGCTGCAGAAGCTAGTAGCGGGAACATTAATAATGCTATAAATAATTTCTTTATCATACGATTGCTCTTATAAAGGTTACCGGAGGTGCCCCGTCTGTTATCGTGATCCTGCTTCCTGCTAAAGTATAGTGAACATCTTGGAACTTAGACATTCCGTCAACTATTAAATATTTAGGACTCATAGTTACATCAAATATTGTATTTACGCCGTTTACCGTACCTGTAGGAGTTTCGAGCGTTATTCCTCCGCCTCCGAGTCTAATCGCTCCTTCAGAATGTTTCTTAATCAGAGAAATTAAGTTTTTGATATGCGAAGCATCTATCTGTTTGCCTTCTATGGCCTCTAATGCGTTAATTTTACCCACAATTTGCTCTCCGGTGTCGGGAGAGCCGACTCCCGCATCGCCCTTTTCGCCTTTCGGGCCTTGCGCGCCTACTACGAAGTCGCCTTTTTCACCTTTCGGACCGGTGTCTCCCTTGGGACCTTGAGGGCCGAGGTCGCCTTTTATGCCTTGGATACCCTGAAGACCGACTTCGCCTTGGTCGCCTTTGTCTCCGAGAAGATTAGACCGTAAATCAGAGAAGTCGCTATTGGCAAATTCTTCAAACATTTTTTCTACCTCGGCCAGAACTTCTTCGAGGACAGCGCTTTTGACTTCTTCTATGAGTGTATTGAGTTTTTCTTTTGACGCCATTGGATTATTGTAGCATAATTATTTCTTTCTTTTAAACCTTGAAAAGAAACTACCGAAGCCTTTATTAAATTCTTTTTCTTTTGGTATATAAAACTTCTCAAAGAAAGCTCCTTCGCCTTTCCTTTCAAGAACATCTTGAATGGAGCGGGCTTCGGCTTTTTGTTGCACAAACTTCTCCGCCTCTATGCTTCTTTCAGCGGTGCGAAGGCCGGTAAAGAAACCAAGTATATTTATTTTATCTTCCCAAGAAACTTCTTTGCCTTGTAAGGCGCTTTTAAACGAACTTACAAAACTATTTAATTGTTCTAAGTTGCGTCCGCTTAAAAACCTACTAGTAAAACCTAAAGAAGAAATCTGTTGAAATATCCATTTAGACTCCGGATCAACGGTTCTAATTGTATATGGTTTACCGTCCTTAGTGGTTTTTTCAATTTCCGTATAATCTAAAAGTCTTTTGAAAGCATCGGGATAATCTTTTGCAAAATTACCACTGTCGTCTTCCGAAATTTTTTGTTGTTTGAAAAAATTAACACCAGTGGCCATCTCTCCCATGATTTTTAATGGAGGAGTAATCATAGATAGCGCCTGTTTAAGAGGATGGTTAAGATTCTTAAAAGCAGACTCTATAGGCAAATCAAATCCTACCAAAAAAGTCCGGTCATCTCCTTTGTGTCCTATCATCCAGTTAAGTCCCTCTTTTACATATTCCGGAGCGTATTTTTCTTCATCTTCCGTTTTCGGATGAGCAAATAATTCTTCCATAGCTTTATATGCTTTGAATTGCGCTCCCGTGGCTCCCGGCTTGGTTACTAAAGTTTTAAGTTGTAGAGCCACATTCTTACGCGTGAAAGTATAGAAAGGAATAGCGTTCCTTAAAAATAATTTTTCAAATTTTGAAAGATTATCATAATCAAAGAGAAATTCTTTAACTCTAGCAGCCGCGTCTTCAGGATCAAACCCGCGCTTTAACTGTTTAATAAAACTCAATGCGCGAGCTTCGTTTTCTATGCTTCTGCCGACTGTTCGGCCGTAAGCAGATACATTTAATTTCCCGGCTTGTTTTTCCAAACCTTCCCGCCCCAAAAATTTTGTTATTTCCGCTCTGCTATATTGGCTTTGAACTATTTGATGTTTTGCCATCAGTTTTCTTATCTCGGCAAAAGTATATTTTGTCCCAAATTCATTCACAATTTCTCCGTCTGCTCCGGATAGAATTTTCACGGCTTTCGCGTGTGCCATCGGATTAATAGCTTCTAAGCCGGCATCAAGGGCAAAGTTTCCGATATTAGACACGGCATTCCTGCCATGAAAAGAAGGAAACAAAACCGTGACAGAACCTTTCCAAAAGTTCATCCATTTTATATATTGTTTTAATAAATAATTAATATCATCAGATTGCAAAAGCTGTTTATCCATCTGGAGTATATCCTTAGCTATGTTTTCAGGAATATTAAAATCTCTATATTCTTTCGGGACTTGAGTACTTATATCTCCAAGCCTGACTAATCTTTCTCCGGCTTCTAAAACGCGCGTTTTTAATTCGGGGTTTTCTTTTACAAGCTGTTTCACATATTCCATGTCCCTGATTGCCAGACCGCCTCTCTCCGGAAACAAAGAAGGGGTGGTTAAAACTTCGTCAAACTCATCAACACTTAATCCTGTAAGCTGTGCCATTTCTTTTTTTGCTAAATCATATAGTTTTTTAGCATCGGCAACATCCGGCAACGGAGTATCTTTTGTAAATACCATATCTTTAGGAAGACGTTTTGTTTCTCGCGGGACTGTACCGTTTTGCAAATGTTTTATAACAGAATCAAACAAATCCCTGCGCCTTAAATCTTTCGGCACCCAATCAGGGAAAGTAGATTTCATCCCAGACCATTCAAGAGTAATTGGATCCTGTATTCTTCTTCCAGCGTCTGCCATTTTTAATTGGTCTATAACCCAAGATTGCATATCAGTGGCTATTTTTTGCACATCATTAAAATTCTCTCCGTTAAAAACTCCCCCGGTTATCTTGGGCGCAAGACCCAACGTCCCTTGGTCATATATATCACCTTTACCTAAAATTTTAAGCGCTTGACCTAATAAATCTAAGCGTTCAGGCGAAGTTTCCAAGTGCGTTCTTATGCCTTCTCTAAGTAATTTCAAATCATTAAATTCTTTTAAGGCTGCTTGGGCTTCATCTATAGAATTAAATTTATAAGGTCCGACATTCATATTCTTAGGAAGCCTGCCGTGAACATCAACAAAAGGCTCAAGAGGGATTGCTCTATGTGCTTTTATAGCTTCATCTACTGCGTTTATAATTCTGCCTTCGTTTCTCCATGTCTCAAATGGAACGTGTTCGGTTTTTTGCACCTTTCCGGCTATGCCCAGTTCCTTTGCCAATCTACTGGGTTTGCCTTGGATTTTTATAATTTCTTTTTTTAAATCATCTCCTAGCGCTTGTTTTCCAGCCGGATCTCGGGCGGGTGCTCCGCTCTTTAAACGCTTAATAATAGTTGGCGTACCCCAAAAATAATCTTGGAACTTATTAGCCTCTATCCCGCTCATGCGACGAGTATAAAAAAGTTCACCTATGTCTTCTACCGGCTCTAATCCTTCAGCTACAGCTTCATCAAAAGTAAAGTTCATCATTCTTTCTCTGGAAAAAGCAGGGCTTCCTTTTTTCCCAAACATTAATTTTGCCTTGTCCGCATTTTTATAAATATGCTGTATGTAAGTTTCTCTTGCCCGTTTTAACATTCCTCGCTCAGAGTTTTCTTCAGCTTCTTTATCAAATATCTGCTGTATTCTATTAAAAAGATTTAGTTCTTCAGCGTCAAGCCCCTCTGTTGCTTTTTTAATATCAACCTTGCCGGTGGAAGCATCCCACGAAGCCCTTCCTATTTTCTTGCGCCGTTCCGGAGACAAAAGCCCAAAAATTGTTTCCGTTTCTTTTTTTAAATCATCTCCGGCTCTTACTAAATCATCTGATAGCGCTTGTTTTAAAACAACAAAACGTCCTGGTAATCCGGATATATCTCTTTTAAATATTCCACCTACACCCGCGCCTATCTTATCTAATCCTTCGGCGAAAAGTTTGCCGTTTTCAGTTTGCCGTAAAACTTGCGAGATACTACTAAATGCTTTTTTAAACGGATATTTTAAAGCATTACCAGGAATAAGAACCTTGCCCATATATTTCAAACCACCTGGATCGATAAGCCCGGTCACGCCTTTTTCTATTGCTTCTTTAAGATTTTCTTCCGTAAATGGTTTGCCTGTTTTTTCGAACGCCCTTTTAATCATTGCTATGCCTCCTCTGCCTTGTGCGGTTTTTGCACCGGTGTCTCCAACTAAACGAAAAACAGTTTCTTTGGCCTTTTTTTCTATAGCGGCAGTAACTTGTTTCCCTCCGGCCAATTCGGTTGCCAGCTCTGTAGTTAGTTCCTTTGCTTTTTTATTAATCGCAACTTTTTCAAATCCCCTAATACCGACTTTTACAGCGGGCTTAAATAAAGTGCCGGTACCGAGGGTCGCGTATGTTACAGGATCAAAAACAAAATCTGTTATAGCTCTTGCAACAGCGCCGGTGACTCTTTCGGCTCCGAATCTAGGTTTACTTTCATCTGGCTTGCCGAAAATTGCTTGTCCTGGAGTAATATTTTTTTCCCTGCCTTCCGCCATTGTTGTGCCGGATAAAAGCCCTCCGACAGATTGCAGTGGAGCATTAAAAATATCTATTGCTCTTTCAAGAGTACCGAAAATACCACCCGTTTTTTTTTCGGGGATTTCTATGCCTTGTTCTTTAGCAAATTCTCTTAAAAACTCAGGGTCATCGAGAGGATTTACTTGAGTGCTTTTTGCAGGTAAACGCATATTTAATAATCACCTAGCTGTGTATAAGCAGATGGGAAATAAATATTATCTCCTCTCAAAGTTTCAAAATTAATAGGACCAATATTAGGAGTTAGATTCTTTTGCGTCCCCGGCGTAGCCTTAACTCCACTAAGTCCCGTGTCGCCGCTATCACCTAACCAATAGTTTTTTGCTTCTTCTATTTTTTCTTCCTCTCCTGTGTAAGTACCGTAAACTTGTTTCAATACTTTCAAAGCAAGATTTTTATCCACAAAAGCTGATTCAGCATACATCTGTGTAATTGCAGTGCTTTCCGGAACTTTATTAACTTTAAATTGCTCAAATTGCGTTTTCAATTCTGACTCAGTCCATTCTCTAGGTTTGTGAACCTCAGTACTAATCCTCTGAACATCTTTCATAGTCATGCCGGCTTGTAATTTAGGACCTACCAATAAATCGCTCTCTGCGAAATAACCAAGTTCAAGTCCGGATAATGGTTTTGAATCATTAGTCCCGCTTGCACCCAAAACAGTGCTAGAAACTATTTTCCCCTTACTATTTGTAACAATCAATACTCTGTTACCATTTATATCCTGATATGAAGTTTCAAGTTTTTCATCTGTTGCAAATCTTCCCAAAATTGAAAGAGCTGTTGCGGAATCGCCGGATTGCAAGGCTTTATCAATAACATCTTTAGGCGCGTCATTTTGCATAGCTTCCAAAACATATCCCATTAATGTTTTCCTATCATCAATCGCCATATTCAGAATTGTTTTCTTATCATCCTCCAAGTCTTTCAGTTTACCCTGCTTAAATTCCAAATCCCACTTAAACGCTTCCAGTTGTGCGGCCTCATCTTCCATGCGGGTTTCGGCGAATAATTTAACAAAAGCCATTGACTCATTAATATCTTCTGTCAATGCCCCGCGCTGTTCGAGCAAATCCCTTAAAATCTCCGCAGGTTTCTGCGTTTGGGCAGTCACTATTCTATCAAGTTGAGTTTGCGACACGCCGACATCGGCAAGGGTATTTCTAATATCTTCCGGCATTTTTCTTAGCCTCTGTGTTTGTTCAAGTATTGTTTTACTTAATTCTTTCCGCAAGCTCATCGTTTCTTCCACACCGAAACGCTTCATTTCTTCTTCAAGAATCGCTGTGCCTGTTTTTTTTTGCAAGAAAAAATCCTGTATCTGTTTCTGTGTTGTTTCAATACCCAATTTTTCCGTATCAATACCAAGCATAGAATTGACGGTTGTCATCAAATCTTTCATGTAGCTTGTTATATTTGACGCTCCGCTTCCGGTAGAGAGATTGGCCGGAGAACCGGGAGGATTCGGAGGAGTACCCGGCGGCGGTGTTCCTTGTGCCGGAGTAGTACCGGCTTTTCCGGGAATATTAACTTTCTCTCCGACATAAATTAAGTCAGCGCTTCTTCCTGCTGTTTTAAATTGCGGGTTTGCGGTTAAGAGTTGGTCAAGCGTTAAGCCGTTCTTAGCAGCAATTTTATTTAACGTATCTCCGCTCGCAACCGTATATGGTCCAATAGGAGAAGGGGCCGGCGCTGAAGGCGCCTGAGGCGGATTCGCCTGAATTGCGGGAGTAGTAACACCGGCATTCGTAGGAATTACACCGAAAGCCGCCCGGGTTGCTTCCGGTGAAGCATATCTCGGATCTACAGGAAATTGTGCAGCTTTTGCTGCGCCTTCGGGCGTCCCGCGGTCAAAAACACCGCCACCGCCAAGTTGGAGCGTAGCCGCTTGTCCCGGATTAACGCCGGCAGGCACGATAGTGCCATCGGGGAGTTGCAAATTAATCTGTGTATCAGATAATTTTGTCGCTCCCGTTCTAGCTGTAATTTCTCCTCCGTATTGAGACCAAATTTGTTCAGGAGTCATGCGATTGAAAATTGAGTTACGGCGCCGGTACTGCCTTTATCAAACGCCCTGAAATAATCATCCGTTTGCTCTTTCCAGTAGGCAAGGGCTTTTTCCGCACGGTCAAATTGTTCCAAGCGGGTGTAAGCAAGAAAAGCCGCATAATAAAGCATCGCGTAATGAACATCTGACGGAAGAAGCGGACTATCGGCAGCATCAGAAAGAGCAGTAATTGTCCGGTAATAATTATACATAATATTATCAGAGCCTTTATACATTACAGCTCCCGAGCTCTTTGAAGTTTTTAGTCTTGCCGTAATTGTATTTAAAGAAGAATCTACAGAAGCGACATAAGTGACTTCCGGGTTCGTGTCGTCCGGGAAAACAATTTCATCTCCGGCGGCTAATCCGGATACCGAGTTTAATTCTATCGTGACCGTTTGCCCGGCAGATTCAGCATTGGTCAGAGTATATTCCGCGCCGTTGGAACCGGGAACACTGTTGATGATAAATTCGCTTGTTTCCAAATCTACAGCATAAGACCCGTCCATTACATTCACACTCTGGTGTTCCACTTCCTCATATTCTTGATCTAACACGAATAAAGAACGGAATTTTCTAAAAACCGAAGGGAGAGAATATTTCCGTTGGTTAGCCAAAACCCTGGCGCCTCTTTTGATTAAGAGTTGAGGCCAATCCCATGTATAGGCGGTTTTACGATATGCTTCGTTTATATCATCCAATTCTGAAGAACTATCCACGAATGAGTCGCCCTGTGGAATCGATAGTATGAGTTCTAATCTGTCTCTTAGTGCTGCGAGATTTGCCATTTATTTATTATACCACATTATTCTTTGCTTCCCAAAACTATTAAAGTCGTATCCGCCGGATAAGTCTGCGCCCCGGACGACACCAGGCTCAACTGCGTAATAAAAGCGGTTGTATTAACCCAAGTACCGAATATCTGATAAAAGGTTTGAGAAGTGGCGGCGGATGTGATTTTGTCTATGGTATGGATAGATACAGACTTGACTAATGTGCTTAAATTATTCGCTATATCTATCACCGAAAATGCTCCCAAAGCCGAATTTGCTCCGTCTCTTATGTCTATCTGATTCTGTGAAGTTCTGGCAGCCGCCCCGCTGTTTATAAAAGCATAATTCGCCCCGGCATCTATTGATGCGCCTCCGAAACGAAGATAATCGTCTGAAGCCCCCGACTTCGCACCGAATGAAATTATAACTCTTAAAAACTGTCTTACAGGAATAGACAAGTTTCCGGAAGTCGCAGCTGCAGGAAAAACATATTTTCCAATTTGGACCATGCTTAGATTATCCAGTACCGGAGTAAAATCAATTCCCTTATGCTTATGAGTTTTAACAGTAAGCTCGAGCTGGGAAAGCCTATAATCTAAATTATTTAAAGGGGGCATCAGATTGGGATTTCATCGAAGTTTAATAAAATACTTTCAATGAGGGGTGAAGTTTCAGTACCGCGCAATTCACAAAGTATTTGCAACCACGGAGAACGCTCGGCAATTCTAAAAATTTCCGTCTGTACCGATACATTCGCAATATTTCCAATATCCGTAAAACGTATATATCTGACACGGGAAGATGCTGTTGAAGAATAAAGAGAACGGTCAATCGTCACGGTTGTGCCGGAAATCGCAGTTATTCTCGCCAGTGCGCCCGCATTATCGCCCGCTAAAACTTCCACAAAATCTCCCGCGGCAATATCGGTATTCGCCGCAGTAAATTGATTAGCCGCTGTCCATGTGGCTGTTTCATAGGCAGGCAAAACATTTGAATCCTGCGTTCTTACCGCAAAACGAATCCGGTCATCTGCGTTATCCATACGTCTCATGGTTGGAAGCAATAATCTCCAATATCTGCGAATATCGGAAGACCGTAATTTTGGAGTTATAAAATATCCCTGGTTAGAAGTCGATGCCTCGTCAGAAGAAAAAATCCCATATTTTGTGGTTCCTGAATAATCCGTATAAACCTGCGCACCGGCAAGATAGAGACCCTGGCTTACAAAAGTTTGCTGTAAAGCTCCCNCCCCCGCCAGTTCGTGCTGAGCATAATCTTTCGCACCGGTATTTCGGACAGATCCGCAGTTATATAAATTTCCTTTCTTCGCATCAAAATTCCAAAAACCTGAAATAGCCCTGTCGTTTGTTATGACTCCGAAATCAACAAGCATTTTTGCTATTCCTTCCGTTACGCTAACTCCGTTAGGATGAAGAGCGTTTATCTGTCCCTGAACTTCAACGGTAGGAAACTGAACAGGAAGCCCCCCTACTTCTACTTGTTCGAATCCCGAACCTGTCCACTTCTTTAATGAGCCCTTTTTAGTAACAGCATAAGGAACATCAATAATAAACATACAAAGAACTTCTGTATCTCCTACCGGGAATCTTCCGGTGTAATTATCAGAAATTCCGTCCCATGTAAAAATCTCCGCTTCTTGTCCTACAATATTTGCTCCGAAAACAAAAGCCGTATCACGCCATACAACTCCGCCCTCGCCCCTGAAACCAACGGGGATAGTTAAATCTTTTCCGACAATAGTCCCATCATAGCGATGAACTAATCGTCCGTCCGTAAAACAAAGAGCTCCTGCAAGTATAAAAAATCTATGAGGATTAGCAGTCAGCGCCGCTTGTCCAAGCGTTGTCTGCCACCAGGAAGCGGTCCACGTCCCAGCGGAAAGCCGGCTTAAATCCGTGGAAGTTGGGCATATCAAAGCCCCTACGAAATCAATCAAATCATATAATGGCGCAGAAGGAGTGCTTGCAATAGCATCTTCCGCCCATCCTGTTTCCGGATTAGAACCTGAAGTTTTAAAAAGTTTTCCGGCATTTGCCCACCACCTGTCAGTATTATCGGCAGATGATCTTACAAAAGCTATCGGCACAGTAAGATTCCCAAATCCTCCCTGTCCTGAATTTTGAATATCGGAGTAAGAATCTGCCAGTCCTACCTTTCCCCTATTTCTTTCAAGGTCAATAGATTTAGCCGACCATATTGAACCAAAATCCTGCCCTGGAAAAATACCAGACCATTGTCTTGTTTCCGGGGAAGGGATTTGTAGTTTTGCCATTTATGGTTTTAATAATTCAGCTGTAATCCCGTAAAAACTTACATTGGTAGTACCGGGAGAACCCGCGGCAGTTTGAAAGCCCGCGAAAAATAACGTTTGATTTGCCGAAGTATCAACATTACTGCTCACCGAAGAAAAATCTCCGGATGGGAAAACCGTCTGTCCTCCCGTTGATCCGCCTTGATAATTACTTATTCTAACCACGGTAGAATCAGTTTTAGAATAACATTTAAGTGATTGTGAACTTGCGCTGTTCACTCTTAATACAAAAGAATAAGTTGAAGTTGCCGAATAGGTTGCATTGGTCCCATCTCCTATATAAGCACCGCAAGTCGTAGTCGCTCCTCCTCCCAAAGACATATTAAAATTAACAAATACCTGCGTATTGTTTCCGCTTACAGTGGTTGTGGCAAAACCAGTTATACGAATTGCTGAATTAGCAGTTAAAGTATTCGCTAAGATAAGAGAGCTAATAAGCGAAGTTGTCGCCTTGACGCTATTTGTAATAGAAACGCCTACATCAGCAGGAGCGGACAAAAGCGTATATCCCGAAGCCCCGCTTCCTGCTACACAAGTAGTTCCGATTGCGAAACATCCGGTTGTTACACTAATTCCTCCTCCGTAAGTTGAAGTACCGGAACCGGTACTTGTAATAGTTGAAGTAGAAATTAATCCGCCAACCGTGGTTGTCCCGGCAAAAAGACCAGTGCCCTGTACCGCTAATGTGGCGCGGGGAGTTGTGGTACCGATACCGAGCAAACCACTCTGTACCGATAAAGTAGAGGTGCCGTTTGTACTCCCAAGATTATAAGTTCCTCCCGATGCCGATAAATTTCCACTCAAATAAAAATTTCCTCCTACCACACTAAGTTTTTCAGGAGGATTCGTAGTTCCTATTCCAACGCTATCAGCAGCAGTATTAAGACGCACCACCGAACCACTATCCGTCCATCCTGCAGTTGACGTCCCCTCTACTGTTGAAGGAGGAAAAGCCAAAGAGCCGAGAATGGGTTCAGTATGAATTACATTATATAAATAAATATTCTGTTCCTTGGTCCCCGAGTAAACCTCTTGGCCTCCGTGATCTTCATACATAAAAGCCCTCTCATCCATTTCTGGGAGAGCGCCTTTAAAATGCTCCCAAAGCGTATTACCGTGAGCCATTACCAAGCCGGTCATAGCCATGGAAGCCAATGTAGCTATAAAAACTCGTCTTACCATTTTATGAACCGGCTTAGTTGTTAAATTCCCGTTTTACAAACTGACTCCATACAGAACTAGATGCGTAAGTGCCCGTTGCCCACATTTTTACTCTGGCATATTTGTGCTGTAATCCATCGGAAGCAGTGATAATCGGAATACTTATCTTTGTCTGTCCGTTTCCTCCCAACTGCACAAAGCGCGTGGTTGAAGCAAATTCATTTATTAAGTTTGTCGCAGTAGTGTGTACTTCTTCCGTAAACCAATCTCCGCCGTTTTCTGAAAACTCAACCAGGAAAGCAATATTTCCCTGAGTTGTGCTTCCGGTGCCGAGAAGATTTAAAGTAACTTTATCAGCCCGCATAATATCACATGCCGGGAATATAGCCGGAGTAGCGGTACTATATTTTACCGGTTCTAAATAAGTTACAGAAGTTGTGGCCGCTGCGGTGTTAAAACAATAACCCTGTGTCTGGAAAGAACCTAGCTTCGGAACATTTAACTGCGTCTGCAATTCATCAACCTGTTTCTGAATTAAATTCAGTTTTATAAACAAGTCGTTCAACGAGGGAGCGGCATAAACCACTCCTGCGATTATGAGAGCCGGCAATAGTCCTAAAATAATTTTTGTTGATTTATTCATCTGAATCATCTGACTCGTTTAATGCGGCAGGATAACGTACTTCTTCCGGAATCGGCAACGAATTAATGGCATCGGCAATTTCATTCCTATCTATTTGCTTATCAGCCAGCCAGTTGAGAATCAGCCCGGATTCTACTTTTCTTTCCTGCGCTGTTTTGATAAGAGCTTCTCTTGGTATCAGTTCCGCAGAAATATGGAATCTATTGACTTGTGCTAATTTTTTACCTTCTTTCTTCCACGCTGTTTCTGTAGAAACCAATAAATCAGGAACTCCGTGGCCGTTGTCTAATCCGTATTTATCCTGTCCGCCTTTGTTAATTTTAAAAACTTCCTTTGTAAGATATTCTCCTGCCTTGTCCCATATCCAGCTCACTCCGTAAGGAATGCTGAATGCATAGCCTTCAAATGACCTCAATTCTATATCTCTTTTATCCGCCCTTCTATTTTGTACAAACATAATTTTACGCCGTTGATTTTACGCCTTCCGGCTAGGCTGTTTGTTATTAATAAATTTCAAATTACGCAACTTTCAAATAAGGATACTTCGCAATCAGCGCTTTCGCTTCCGCGCCGGTCACTTCAAGTTTCTCCACAGCATCATGCTTAAAAACAAATTTTTTATCACCCAACTCCAAGACGCGTTCGGCATCTTCGGGATCAAAGATAAAAACTTTCTTCGCGGCACCCAGCTTTTTTATTTTCTTTGCCATTTAAGTATTTTAGCTATTAATTTCCTTTCGGAACCGCCCGACAAACCTTTCGGTAAATCGACCTGCCGGGCGGTTCTCATTAAAGGCTAGTTCGTATCACGATATTGATATTCGAACCACAACAATACATCTCCTCCTTTCTGTGTTGAAGTTGCAAATTCGCAAGCAAGTATCGTGTCTTTTGTGTCACCGTCACAGTAATCCAGCAGAGTGGTTCCCGCGCTTCTTCGCGCTACAACCCATTCATTAGGATGTACTACCGCGAAATCTACGTTATCGGCACGCTCATCATTACTAATCCCCGAAAGAAAAGGCTGAGTACCGGTTGCCACGTTTTCATTCATAATCGTAGCATCGACAACATCGTACACAGTCTCACCTAATCCTGAATCAGTAGAAGTGCCTACTTTGAGAGCCTCTGAGGTAGAAGCCTTTCCCAAATAAGCCGCAAACGAATCGGTAAAATAAATATCTCTACCCGTTGTGTTCTGCCATGCGGCGCTTGATGTTGCCGCAGTTTTAGAAAGATACAACGAAAACTTACTTTCACACATTCTTGTAGAAGAAGCAGACGTACCCGATTCGGAACGAATCACTCTGTCGGATTCTCCAAGACAATTAGTGTCAAGGTCTGTTTCTCCTGCTAGCGGCTTTCCGCTTTCTTCTGTCACCGGAAGAGGGAGTGCTCTGAAATAAAGGCCGATAACAGCCACAGCTAAAACGACTATGGCTACCACTATCAGTCCTTGAAATTTTTTAGACATAGTCTTTTTTCTTTAGTTAATAATCGTTTAGCTGGAATAAGCCGCGTTATCGCCTTTCGAAGCCCAAAGCCCTCTCCAATCATAAGAACAAACTCCCAAGTCCAAGAGAACATCAAATAATTTTGACTTAGTATCTTTGTCAATCAAGAACTCAATGTCAGGACCTGCAGAGATTATAATTGCCATTTTCGCCCAGTTCGGCGCTACTAAGAACCATTGGGTGTTTGACCCAACTCCCGAAGCCGAAATCCCGGAATCAAGCAAAGAAGAGGACATCACTTTCACATACCCGCCTGAGTATATGTTGATGTCATGATTCGCAGTTCCGGACCTCTGGTCGGACTTGGTAATAATCTGCGCTGTCTTATCAAGGTTAAGTCCGGTGATAAGATAAATTTCCCCAGGAGCAGTCAAAGAAGCTCCATTATCAGAAAGCTGGTTTAACAACGCGATTCTGCCGGTTTCTAAGTTGACTTCCGTCAACGGAATACCAGTTGCCGAAGCATTGGATTGAGCCGTTCCACCGTCCGCGCGAGGGTGAGAAGTAGAAGCCGGAGGCGCTCCATCTCCGTAAGGGACAACCCTTACTCCTGCAGTTACTCCTGCTCCGGAAGTAAATGCTCTGTTAAAGATCTGCGCTCCCGCCAAGGCCAAGTAATACTTGACTTCAGTGATTAAGTCGGAATTTTCATTGAACGCATCGCCGTGGTCCCTATAAAGAACCGTCTGACGAGTTGCCTCAATACGACCACCGACCGGGTCTTGTGATACCGAGGTGTTATATAATTTATACCTGTTAAGAGAAGGAATAGCGGAACCGTCTGAGAATCTCTGCAAGCGACTTGCCCCGGTCTTTCCTGAAAAGTTTGAAGTAGCGTCATTTGAGCGCCTCACCTTAACAACAGGTTCCCATCCGTTTACATTTTGAAGAGGGGTCTGTGAGAAAAACTCAACAAACCGAACTCCTTGTCCGCGTATAGCATCTCCCCAAGTGCCTAAGTTTTCTGCCATGTTTTTCTAAATTAAGTTAATAAAAATTAAGAAGCTGTCTGTGAACCCCTCATAGGTCCTTCCACTACATAAACCAAACCGCGGGAGGTGTCTTCCGGGTCAGGACCGATACAAGCGAATCCCAAGTGAGCGCTTGTCGTCCTACTCACAGTAGATTCCGTTAATTTACCTGCCCCTGTCGTAGTCCCACACTCAACCTGCGCTCCATAACCGAATACTGCCGTAGTGTGAATTGCAGCAGTTAAAGGAGCCGACCAGACTGCGCCGGGGGTAATATCTATCTTCGCGTATATTCCGGCAACTGTTTCGTTAGTCGAGCCAACGGTAACAGTATCGTTCGTACCGGCATCATAAGAAACAGATTTACCGTCTGCTCTTCCGAAACCAATACAAATACCCAAAATTTTGTCCCCAGCTCCGTTGTAACGCCTTACAACAATGCTGTTCGCAACACCGGCACCCGAAACAACCGCTACAACATCACCCAACTGCATAACTCCGGAATTGACGATTATTGTAGAAGTGAAAACAGGACCAGCTGCGTCAGGGCCTCCTATAACTATAGTAGGCACGCTCAAAGGACTTTGCTTTCGTAAAAATGCCATATTTTCAGTATTTTTAAATTAATAATTACTCTAACGGTGTCTCTAATATCGGATCATAGAAGCCTTTAGCTTTAAGATACGGTTCTAACCGTTCCAAAGCCGAAGCATACTGTTCATCAGTCATATTATTTATCTTTGCCGCTCTCTGTTCTCCGGGGGTAAGTTTCTTGTCGTTCTTAATTTGACCGACATGAGGAACTCTTCCTCCAGAACCCTGTTTAAATTCCCCGAGCTTATTTGCTTGGTCTTGGGCTATTCTTTCAGACTCGGCTTTCGCCGCGTCCGGGTTTATAGCCAAGTATCCGCGCCGGATTGCCTCTGGATAAGACACTCCGCTTTTATACAAAGATTCAACAATAGGTTGAACACTTTTCCATGATTTTTCAAAATCAGGCCACCGAGAAAGGGCTTCGGTAATGGCTCCGCGGAGTTGCCCCCGCTGCTCGGCTTTCCTTTCATCTTCAAGCCTAGCAAGCCTTTCTTCTACAGGATCTTCTTTCTTACCACCAAGAAGATCATCTACGAAATCAGGTTTTTCTGATACTTTGCTCAGAATCCTTCCGATTAAAGGCTCGTACTTCTCATACAACTTAGCCTTATCGTTGATTTCGTTGAATCTTGGGACTTCAACCTTGCGGGTCGCACCCAACAATTCGTCTGCTTTCTCCTCGTGAGTTTTTACGGCCTCACTTTCCTTTAGAGGTGTTTCTTTTTGGGTGGACCCGTCCCCGGCGGTTTCCTCCGCCTTTTTAACGTCCTCTTTTGATTTTTCTTCCATAGTACGATTGTTTTTACGCCACAATCAGGGCAAAAGAAAAAACTTAACTTATAATTCCTTATTATATTATAGCATAACAATAGAACATAGCAAATATCTATACCTTGTGTATAACTAATTTTTTACCATCACTAAATTCTTTATTTTCCCATCTTTTAATCCAATTACAATTAGCACATAAAACCTGAAATTTTCCGGGATGTTTTTTTACAAAAGCATAAAGCGCCCACACTCCGTGTTTATATAATCCTTGTTTTAAATCTCTACAACCACCACCATTTATATGATCCACCTGAAGCGCGCGAAAATCAGAAAAACCACATTTTTTACACCTTCTCCCTCCTAAAAAGTCTAATATTTTAAATCGTAAATTTCTTCTCACTAATTTTCCGTTCTTTTTCCACCATTTACGCATATATATTTTATCATATGCTTTTTTGTCAAACATAAAAATAAAAACTAAGCTTATAATGCCAAGTTCTTATTTTTTATATATTTTCGCTCCTTGGATCCTCAGAGAAGGCTAAAATCAGACTACTTCATCATCATTTCCTTTTTCTTCATCATACCTTTTTTTGCGTGTTTCTTTTTCATCCCACCTTCGGTAGCACGCATTATGGTAGCGCAATATGCCGCCGGGTCTTTTTTATCCCGGTGAGCGTTCATACAAGCGGCCATGTTTTTGAAACCTGCGAATGGCATTGTTTTAAAATTAGCTGATAATCAAATCATTAAACTTTCTAAAAATTTCAACTCTGCTTTCAAAGACGCAATATCAATCTCTGATTGCAATGCTCCGTTCGTGGCTTTTTCCAAACCAACCGATTCTATTCCTGCTTTCGTTTTCAGCCATTTAAGAGCCACTTCCAAATGGTAAATATCTTTCAATTTATTTTTATAAGCATTTTCCCAATATTCTTTTTTAGCTTCTTCTGCAAATTTATTCAAATCGTATTTCATTTATTTTCAATTATTCTTTTAATAGTCCGATAACCTTTTACAAATCCCCGCGCTGATTTTAAACTATTTAACATTTCCTCATCAGAAACGAAATCATCTACCAGCAGATTATATGCCCAACGCAACATATGGTCTTCGGTAAAATTCTTTAAAGTATTCCAATCACCGCTAGATTTTAGTTTCCCCAGCGCATCCCTATCTGCGGGCGTTAAATCTTTGTTTAGTAATTCATCAAATGTCATAAATTTATATTGTGTTCCTTAGCGTAACTTTTGAATGTAAATATCTGTCCCTCAATTTCCTTGTTCCTTCTTTGATACTGCGCTAAATACTGTTCCGCTTCACGCTTACCGACCTTAACCGGATTGATGCTCTCTAGGAGCCAGATCCACTCCTGGACTTTGTTATACATCAACTCTTTTTCTTTCTCATGAATAATCTGCCAAATATATTCAACTTTTTTTGATTCCGGCAATTCTATTGCCGGCGGTTCTTGATTAGCCATATATTAATTATATAATTTTTTAATCTCCTCCACAATTATATCCGAGGGAAGCCGATCCCCAATACCAAGCCATTTACGAATGGCTTTGTATCCTTCCCCGTTTAACCATGGTTCTAACTGCTGATAATGCAAACATCTTTCCGTGACATCTTTTTTATTGGTATCCATACCGAACACCGGCTTGCCGACAAGCATAGCTTCAATCATCGCAGAAGTATTTATGGCATAAAGCCCACTCGAATGGAAATATGTGTCATAAGCTAACTGGAAGGCTTCCTCATCAGTTACATTTTCTCCCGCTCTTGGGATACAAGTTGTTCCGGGAATCTTAGACAATTTCTCCGCCTTATCCGGATGCGCTCGCACTACGACTTGGATATTCTTTATCATACAATAATCTGCAAACTGCGTTACTCCATCCACTTCATCGCCTGCGATAGAATTAGACGAACTTAAATATGTTACAAACGGCCTATCTTCATCCAAATCCCACTTCCTGCAAAACTCTCTTCTCGGAGTAGACCTGCGTTTCTCAAGCCATCTCTCAAAACTAAATGCCCCAACCTTCATAATTTTCTCTTTAAGAATATCGTGATATTTTACCAACTCGTTCTCCTGAAAATCATTCCAGCAGAAAACTCTGTCCGGCTTCGGATACATTGAAGCCTTCGTCGTCAGCGCATCCCAGTTCGGTATTAAAGACCACACAGGAACCCCGCACCTCTTCGCTTCAATGGCAAAATCCTGATCTGCATGAAACGGCCTGAAAGCCAAAGAACTGGTAAGCACCAAATCAGGATTTAGCTTCGCAAAATCAAATCGTATTGCTTTATGCGGTTTATAAAATTGTTTCATCCACGCGAGCGGCAGATACGCCGGCCATTCTTTTGTCGCGCGCTTCTTATAATATTCAGACTGCTCTTTCAACTTCCAGTAAAAAAACCTGGCATCATCTATATTACGAGCCAATATATAATACCAAGGGTGAGGGAACACCGGGCTTTTCCAAATTCTGATTTTATTCTTCCACGCGCCTTCTCTATGCCATCTATCTTTATTCGAATAAGCCGGAGTAGTATCCGTGAGTACGGTTATCTCCGCGTCATCAAGTTTTTCCAAAACACACTTGTATTGTTCAAGCTGTTGCGGAAACTGCAATAAAACTAAAATTTTCATTTATTCTTGTCCTTGTCCCGGCATCTGTCCGCTCATTTGCGGAGGATTAAAAGCCACCTCGGAAGATGTCCGCGGCGGCATCCCTGTTTCGACCGGCCCCATTTGGGATACTCCTCCCAACTGAGCCATCAAGGGGTTGTTGCTTAAATTAGCCATGTTGTTTTCCGGCACCTTCGCTTCCGAGACCTTCTTAAACCAGTTGGTTGTATCCTGCGCGATATGCTTCGCCATATTCCTGCGCTCCGATTCACCCATTTCATCATCTCTGTCCGCAAGCTGTTTATGGACTCTCAAATGTGCCTCTGTCAGATACTGTTCAGGAGTCCCATTCGGCAATGCTTTCAAAGTCGCTTCTGAAGTATTGCTATCAGCCAGAAGCAGGTGTTCCGCCTCCGCCAACTTAGCCGACTCTCCGGAAACATCCTTACGCAAAGTTTCCAAATCCGTTTCCAGAGCTTTAAGATAATTACCAATGATCTTATCCAAGTCTATATTTATGATTCCCGCCTGCGCGAACGGCGTCAGATCTCTCAACACCTGCGCCCACTTCGTTACAAGCTGGGCCGGCGTCATAGGAAGCAATACCCTCATATCAAGTTCAACATCATTAATGTCACCGCTAAACATTCCCTCATACACCTCCTTGGATTTATAAACATTTCCGGTCTTCACCTTAAATTCTTTCATCAAAACCTTTATCTGCTTCACGGCGCCGTCTCCCTTAACCATGGGTTCGCGCTTGATAGGCGAGGCGTAATACTGTTCAAATAATTTAACTTTTAATCTAACCGTGCGGATAAGCGCCTGCTTATACAAGAACATAAATTCTCTCAAGCGGGCAAGCGACGCTTCCCTGATAAACGAAACCTCCGTGGCCGTCATTCTCGACTTACCTCCGGCGAAACCAAGAAGTCGCTCATCTATCCCAGAAGCCCGTTTGATAGCATCTTCATAATCCTTATTCAAAGCAATATCCGCGTTCGTAAGTCCTGGAATCTGCCATGTTTTTGGGGTTCCCCCCTTAGTTCTAATCACCGTAAGCGGTCCCAATGGCATAACACGCTGGTCTATCTCGTCATTAACATCCGAGAACGCCGGAGAAAACAAAGACAACATCTGTCTATCCGCTTTCATTTCTCTATATCCACGGTGCGCCTTAATTTCCGCAAACGTAACCTCAATAATTCCCGCAGCCCAGAACTCGTCTCCGGAATAAGGAGAATACTGAATCGGAGAAAACGGCAGTTGCTTGTGAGTATAAGGAATCGGCGAAGGCTTCGCATTGGTGGCTATCTGCGCTCCATAGTTCTGAATAACAATTTCATAACTGTCATTAATCTTATTCCAGTAGTGAATTATCTGCACCTCATCATCCGAAAGTTCTATCGGAGCAAAAATCCTGAACACATTACTCGTTCCTCCGTCTTTAATCGCGCTCTTCGCCGCTGTCTGCGCTCCGGTAGTAGTAGAAGAAATTTCCGAAATATTAATTCCCATTCCGCTATTCTTCTTGATGTTCGTTTCCCATTGCGGGACCAAATGTCCGTAAATTCTCTTAGCATCATCATATCCAAGTATCTCTATCTCCGCGCAATCCCGAGCTGTCCCGAAATCAGCCCTGGTGAGTTCATCTACAAAAAATAAATAAGGAGAAACCCTTATTGTTTTAACATCATCAAAATCCCTGACTATCTTCTTAGTATATTTAAAAACATTCGTCTCCGCGTCAAAACTATCTATATTATAAATTTCCCTTTCGTCTTTCAAATAAACCGTCTTCAAACATCCGTTTCCCAACTTAAACGCATCCAGGCGGGCGTAGTATAGTTCCTTTTTTAAATCTCCCTTATCAGCGACAAATGAAAACAAATCCCTTAAATCGCTTGTCTTGGATTCATCCTCATCTTCTCTCCTGGAAAATACCGGCAGCACATCAGAATCCAAGAAAGCCGACTGTGCCGTCTTAATAGTCGCGTAAGTCCAAGTATCCGGCAGAGTAGAACGCCACGCGTCTTTTCCCTTCTTCTCCTCCGCAAACATTTTCCAAAGCAACTCATAATTCTTCCAACGGGAAGAATACTGCTTCTTAGCCTCATCCATTTTATTTAACCTACCGAAAATATAACTCACTCTATCTTGAGTCTTGCCTTCTTCCGGGCGGGCGGTCATAGTTTCTACCATTTTATAATTATACCACGCCTTACTTATAAATCCTAGTCAAAGCCGCGGCCTGTTCATTGCTTAAGTTTTCCACAGCCCCCCCGCTCCCATAACCTCCGGGCGCGGTCCCAAACCTATCCTCGGTATCAAACGTCAGCATGAACGCATCAGCCACGCCCAAATCATCAACTCCGTCTCTCCTCATATCACGCTTACCCTTGATTTGAACCTTCCCGGAGAGAGCCCGCCTATATTTAATATCCAAGAGCTGGTCCCAGCCCTCGCCCTTAACCAGTTGCCCGCCCTGCTTCAGCCAGTTCTTAGCTCTCATATAGTTCTCCGCTCGCCTATTCATAAATCTAGCCCTATCATCAGGTGGCATACCAGCGTTGACCGCCCTTACCCTGCCGACTCCGCTCTCCCCAAGTTCCTGTATCATCTTCGCCCCAGGCCCAAAATCGTCCACAGAAACCCTGCCGGGCTTAATTCCGTAATGCCCCATCAAAGTAGAAGTCTTTAATGCCCCGCTTCTAGGTGTGGATATCGCCTCACGAGCAACTATCTTAGCCCTGAACTTATCTCTTATAACCCAAACACCTTCGTTCTCACCTTCTCCGGCCGGGTCAATCCCCAACTTCGGATCAACAAACTTACCGGCGTCCTGCGCGTAACTCAAATCCTCAGCATCAAATAAAGAAATATATCCTGCGTTGTCTACGGAATCTGCCTGAGGAAATTCTCCTGTCACATGTATGCGGTATTCATCGCTATCCTTTCCGTACTTCGCTTCAAATCCTTCAGCAAATTCCTTGGCATTCACCAAAGGGCTTTCCAGTGAGTTAAAACTCAGGTTCTGCCACCTGGCCTTATCCTTATTAAAAGTCTCATAAAAATATCCCGTAATCCTCGTCGGGTTCGACGGCAGAATAACCAGTGTGTTTTTTTCCGTCAGCGACCCCTCGGCGATTTCAAAAATCTCATCAGGGATTCCGCTCGATTCGTCTCCAACAAGCAATACATTCTCAGCATGTAAACCCGCAAGCGCTTCAGGCGATTCCTTCTTCCCTGTCGCCGCACGAGCAAACCATACGAAAGGATTCTCCGCCATTCTGATATGCGTAGTATTCCATTCATATTTCATCTTAATAGCTTCCGGCATCTGTGAAATCCACTTCATACATTCTTTCCAGAGTACATCGAATATCTGTGACGATGACGGCGCGGTAACAGCAACCTGAGAATTTTTAAAAGCAAATAGAAACCATAAAATAATCCATGAGGCGACACTAGACTTACCTATTCCGTTGCCCGACTTAATACTTATCTTCCTTGCCGCCTCTCCCAACATAGCCGCCTCTACTGCCTTTAATATATCGTGCTGCTGCCAAGAAATATTTTTCCCTTTTATAAACTTCTCATTATCTCTTTCCGGGACCAAACCGAAAACATTTCTCACAAATACTTCAGGAGAATATAACATCGCCGCCGCTAAATTCTGGTCAGCTATTCTAGGTCTGCCCATATTGTTCTTTTGCTTCTTCCAAAAGACCTTTTACTCTTTCCTGATATTTTTCCGGAGACATCGAACTCTGTATCTCCAGCTCTTTCATCTTTGCTTTCTCAAATAAATCTCCCAAACTAAAATGCGCGTGTCCCACAACTCCGCTTTGTCTTATCTCCTCCGCTTTATATCCTCCGCCTACTCCTATCTTCAGAGCGTGAATTAGCCCTTTATCAATAGCTTGAATATTATCTTCTTCAACTATGCTTACATCACCGTCGCTGGTAAAAGTCTTAGTTATTTTTTTTGAATCAAGCAACTGTACAATTTTTTCCGCTATCTTCTTTGCTCCCACTCCGACTGAACGCAAAGCTAAAACCATATCTGCCGTTTCCAAATCTATTTTCTTTAACATTCTACTCCCTGCCATTTTTGCTCTCTCCGGTTTGTTCTGCAACCACGGCCTGATTACCATTACAGCCTTAGTCGCGTTTCTTCCGTTGCGCTGATACTCTTCCAAAAACTCTTCAAGTTCTCTGAAGCTGTATCTGCCTTCTGCCGGCTGAATCACCTGCTCTGTGTCTTTGGTAACTTTGGTAACAACATTATCCATTAGCTATATTATACCACTCTGCCTTAACATCATCAAGACTTCTGGCCAGTATGAACATCCCTCCGGCCAGTTGGAAGGCTTCAGCAAAGTCTTTCTGATCGGGACGGAGACGGCCGGTTGGAGTCTTTACCTCTATGCCTATGAAGCGCCCATGCGCGCAACAAAGGATGTCAGGTATGCCTCTTTTTGAACTGGTGCGCCAGAATCCCCTTTTGGCATCCCAGATACCGGTTGTGGGGCAGACGAAGGCGAAGACTCCCGGCTGGTGCAGGAGCCAATTTAGGATTTTATTCTTGATTTCTTTCTCGAGCATTTGCTTGACCCTAAATGTTAAAGATGTTGTAATAATGACTGTGGGTCTTTGAGCTTATTGTAGCATAAAAGTCTATTTGTTAATAGTATATTACTATATGTTTTAACATTAACACAAAGGGAACACGAAGCGTTGCTTCTGTCAAAGAAACTTTCCTTGAAACCTATCCATAGGGGCTAGGAAGCCTTGACGCTTCCTAGCCCTCTATGGTATAAACTGGATTTCAAGGCGCTAACAAATAGCGTGTTTATCACATATTTAATATCTACAGTCAAGAAATAAACGGGAAAATACGAAAAAGGGCTATTTGTTAAAATGTTTTAACAGATAGAGTAACAGATAGGTTTTTTTATAAAAAATAAAAAATGGCTTAATGAAGCCTTTTTTTGGAAAAAATTATAAAAAATTGGTCGCAAGGCAATCCCTCCAAAAATCAACAAAGATTTGGGGTTATTTTCTGGGAGAAGGTAGCATATAGGGTAAGTACAAAAGAGAAGAAAAGAGCAGAGAAGAAAAGAGCTTATAGGAAGGGGATTGATTGATAGGGGGGGCGAATAGGAAGCCCCGCCTACGGCGGGGCTAACATTGAAGCGAGGCGAGGGCGTAGCGCGAGGATAGCACGGGGGCGGAACTTGACACAAATGAGGGAATATGCTTGAAAGTGTTTTTTATCCACAGGGGGGTTTTGCTTGCTTGTCTGCGTTTGATATAATAAAGGAAGCGGGCAAAACCTTACTAGCTTATTGAAATATAAATATGTTAATCAAAATCAAAGACGAAAACATCGCCGAATTAATAGCCTATCATCAGAACCGCATCGCTGAATATAAAGCCTACCGGGCTGGCCTAACGATAAGCAGAGAGCGAGCCGAAGCCGAGAACAACAGCGAAAGAATAAACCAAATAGATGAAACGTTGGAAGCGTCCCGCCAGAGAGTGAAAGAGAACGAGGAAATTATACGCGAGCTAACCGAACGGCTACAATGAAACTCTACACCACAACAACAAGCGAGCGAGCCACGAAGGGGCAAGGCGGAAGCCAACTGGATATAAAAATACAATGCGGAAGCGATGAGCGCGCCGAAATCCTCCGGCTAAAAATTGAAAGCACGGAAAGCGGGAAAACGAAATATGATCGCACCATTACAGAGCTAAGCGGGGAAATTACTTTTTTACGCCAGCTCATAAGCAAAGCCAAAGAAGCAGAAGCCCGATACATAAGCCAATAGTCAAAACGAAAGTCAAAAAGTAAAAAGCCGTTAAGACGGCAAAAAACAAAAAGACAACAGCCTGCCCGCCGTTGTTTTTTTGTTTATCAAATGGCTAAACCGGAAAACAAAAAACCCATTAAGAAGAGATAAGAGATAAGAGATAAGATAGATAGATCCAGCAAGGCACGGCGAAAGAGTAAATAAAAATAAATATGTACCACGATATAAAACTAAATAAGAAACAGATATAAGCCCGTAATACACATTACTGGCTTATATCCGTTTCTTATGCCCGAAGCGTGGGGGGCGGAATACAATACTGGGATTGTACCTTAAAAAATAAATATAAATATACAATGGAAAAAGTAATAAAATGTTTTGATTGTGGCGATATGGTTTCGCGTAACGATATCAGCGAATGTAATCATTGCGGGGAAGATTTTTGCGATAGCTGTTTTTCCGGCGAAAGTTGCGGGAATTGTGACGACCATTTTTGTTCAGAAAGTTGTTTAGATAGACATAATGGAGAATACCATAACGATAATGATGATGATGATAATAATAGGTCAGATACTACAATAATAGTGCGTCCGTATAGTTCGGCTAAGATATTCCGAAGCGATAACGAAGGAAAGGAAATCAGAAGTAAGAGAATATACGGCGTGGAAATTGAGGCGTATTACCCGGATAGAGAAGCGGGAAACGCTGTACAAGACGAACTACCACGTGGCGTGGGCGTAACTACGGACGGAAGCATAAATCATAGAAATGGTTTTGAAATCCAGACGACGAAGCTGGCGGGAACGAAAGGCGAG